GAAAGCAGAGCCTAAAGCTCAACAACAACGTCGGCTGGTTGTTCGTATACCGCGACCAGTTCGGCCGCGACATCGTCCCGACCCTCGTGCCCATCCTCAACGCAGGCATCGACCTCGTGTATGGGGTGTACCAGAGCACGGGCGGCAAGATCACCAGGGACAGCATCATGAAGATGGACCCGTACACACTCAAGGACGCGCTGCTGGAGGCGACCGCTATCGAATCCGTCGACCTTCTGAACATCGTCTGGGCGATGGCAAAGAACGCGGACGAAGAGATTGACCCGCCCCGGGAATGGTTCAGCCAGTTCGACACGTTCCCGCTGGATGAGATCGCGCCGGCGGTCCTCGAGCTTCTGTTAAAAGGACTGGTGAGCACAAAAAACTTGAGACGGCTGCAGAGCCTGAAAGAGAGTCTGCAGCCGCTCTTGACCTCGACAGAATCCTCATCGCAGGAGCCAGCCGAGGATTAGACCACAGCGCGATGCGCCGGATGCAGCTCGGCACGGTCATCGACTACTGCATCGAGTACGACCGGCAGCAAAGCGAAGGCAAAAAGAAGAAGGACGGCGGGCGACGTAAAGCCACCCAGGCGGACATCGACGCCTACTTCGGAGGAAGGAAAAAGAAGTAATGGCACAGACAGTTAAGGGTATAACCATCGAGTTTAACGGCGATACCACCAAACTGCAAACGGCCCTGCGGAAGGTCAGAGACAGCGCGAAGGACATCGACCGCGACCTCCGCTCCGTCAATCAGGCGTTGAAGTTCAACCCGCGCAACGCGGAACTTCTGGCGCAGAAGCAGAAGCTTCTCTCGGACCGCGTCAAACAGACGGAGCAGAGCCTTGTGCAGCTGCAGGACGCCCAGAAGCAACTCGACAACGACCCGAGCGTCGACAAGCAGAGCAGCGAATACATGGCCCTGCGGCGCGAGATCATCGAGACTGAGAGCAAGCTGAAGCACTACAACGCCGAGATGCAGAAGACGGCGGCAATGTCGTCGCGCATCCATCAGGTCGGGCAGGCGTTCGACGACGCCGGCAAGAAGATCGAGAGCGCCGGAAGAGCGCTGGCTCCGCTCAGCAAGTCGGCCGGAGCCGTATCCGCTGCGCTGGGCGCGGTAACGTATAAGGCCGGCGCGATGGCGGACGACCTGAACACGCTCAGCAAGCAGACGGGCATCAGCACCTACGACCTGCAGATGTACGCGGCAATGGCCGACCTCGTCGACGTATCGGTCGAGACGATGGCAAAGTCGCAGACAAGGCTCAAGAAGTCGATGCTCACGGCATCCGAGGGCGGCAGCACGCTGACCTACTTCAACCAGCTCGGCATCAGCGTCACGGACGCGAACGGCAACCTGCGCGACAGCAACGACGTGTTTCAGGAGACCATCCAGGCGCTCGGCATGATGGAAAACGAAACCCAGCGCGACGCGATCGCTATGGCTATATTTGGCAAGTCCGCGAATGAGCTCAACCCGCTCATAGAAGACGCGGGCGCGACTTACGAAAAGGTCGCGGGCATCATGCAGAAATACGGCCTCGAGCCGGTCAGCCAGGAAGAGCTCGACAAGGCGAACGAGTTCAACGACACGATCGACACCATAAAACTGGTGTTTACGCAGGCCATCCAGATCATCGGCTCGCGCCTTGCTGGCTACCTCGTCCCGATCATGCAGACGGTCGTCGACAAGGCGGCGCAGATCGCCGAGTTCGTCGCCGGGCTGTCCGCGAAGACGCTGGCCACGGTCGGAGGCATATCGACCGCGCTGGCGGCACTTGCCCCGGCGCTGGTCATCGTCGGCAAGCTCGCGCAGTTATTCGGCACAATGCAGATGCGCGTCGCGCTTCTTGCGACACGGGTGCCGATGATAGGTTCAGCGCTCGGCCTACTGACAAACCCGATATTCCTCATCGTCGCAGGCCTGACGGCGCTGTCCGCCATCGTCATGCAGACGGGGCTGACGGCAGACGACATAACGGCCAAGATCGCCGGCATCGCCGCCCTCATTCAGGAGAAGATGCCCGAGATCATCACAACGGTCATCCAGGTGCTGACAACGCTGATCCAGACGGTCGCGGAGATGGCGCCCGTCCTCGTACAAGGCGCGGTGACACTTTTCACCGGGTTCGTCGACGCGCTGCCGATCATCCTGCCGGTGCTCATGCAGGGCGTCGCGCAACTCATCATGGCTATCGTTCAGGCGCTGCCGGGCATGGCTGTCAGCCTGATACAGGCGGCCGTAAGTATCGCCCGGACGTTATGGCAAGGGGTCCGGCAAGTCTTCAGCGGGGTCGTCGCGTGGTTCGGGTCCGTATTCGGGCAGGCGTGGCAGGCGGTGAAAAATAAGTTCGCCGGCTGGGCGTCCTTCTGGGGCGGGCTATGGAAGACCATCTCGAACAAGTTCAGCGCGATCGGCACTAAAATCGCTTCGGCCATCAGCGGGGCGGTCCGTTCCGGCGTCAACGGCGTGATCAGCCGCATCGAGTCTATCATCAACAGCGCGGTCAGCATCATCAACGGCGCGATCAACCTCATAAACAAAATACCAGGCGTTTCCGTCGGTCACGTCAGCTCTGTCAGTTTCCCAAGACTGGCCAAGGGCGGCGTCCTCAACGGGGCGCAGACGGTCATCGCCGGCGAAGCAGGCCCGGAAGCTATCATCCCGCTCGACAAGCTGTTTGCACAGATGGACAAGATGGCCGCAACGATCCAGGGCACCGGCGGCGGCATCACCATCAACGTCTTCGGCGCAGAAGGGCAGAACGTGCGGACGCTTGCTGAAGAGGTCCGCCGCGTCCTTATTCAGGAAGAAAACAGGAGGAGAATGGCATGGCAATAAATAAGACGGGCGACCTGTACAAGGCGTTCACGTTCGACGGTATAAGCAGCCGCGACTACGGCGTTTATATTTCCGGGGACGGAGTCTTCGACGCGCCGGAGCGCGACGTCGAGATGATAGAGATCCCAGGGCGCAACGGCGCCTACGCACTCGACCGCGGCCGCTTCAAGAACATCGAGGTCACCTATCCGGCGGGAATGTTCGGCGACACAGAGGCAGACTTCCGGCAGGGCATCAGCGCCCTGCGGAACGCCCTCGCAAGCCGTAAAGGTTACTGCCGGCTGGAGGACGAATACAACCCGGACGAATACCGGATGGCCGTATACCGCAGCGGGCTCGAGGTAACGCCTGCACAGCTCAAGGCTGGCGAGTTCGAGATCACCTTCGAGTGCATGCCTCAGCGTTTCCTCAAGTCCGGCGAAACGGCTGTCTCTGTCGCAAGCGGCGGAACTGTCAACAATCCGACTTTGTTTGAGTCGCACCCGCTTATTCAGGTGTGGGGGTATGGCGACATCGGAATCAATGGAGAGACTATATCCATTGCGGATGATGTGATAGGTAATATCACAATAAGAAATGCGGAAACATCCAAAACCCCATATTATGAAGACGGAATAAAAAGGACATTTTCAGCAACGAAATTGAATAACGGTGACACGCTTGAACTCGGTAGCACAGTATTTAATATGATCGTTGCATGCAACTCAGGTGTGTCAATGAGAAGCGAAGACGCAAGGCGCGTTGTTAGCCAAAGTGAATTGTTCGATAGCGTGAGAATTGGTTACATGAGCGGCGTTGGTATAAGTGGTTTTTGGCTCGAAATAACAACGAAACCTCTACAATTTTATAAATCATCAGGAGGTGTATTGTTGGCGGGATCTGTCGGTGTTGAGTTTGAGTACAGGCAAGACGGAACAGTAAATACTGGCAATGTTGAAGTGACATTTAATATCACACGAGGGGTTGAAGGCGATAACAACTATATCCAAGTAACTCCTTACACGTTGAGCGGGGCAGATGCTGATATATTGCGCGTCAATGCGCAAAGGGTGAAATTTGGTGCTATTACAGGATACTCCACAAAATCCGCGCTCGGCGAGCCGTTACTGTTCGATTTGGACATCGGCGAAGCGTACAAGGAAGAAGACGGTTCTATTGTAAGCGTCAACAATGCGGTATCCTTTCCAGCGAAACTGCCTGTGCTGAAGTCAGGGACAAATACAATCACATTAGATGATACGGTAGATCAGTTTAAAATCGTTCCAAGGTGGTGGGAGGTGTAGCGCATGATACCGATTATCTACGAATCAAGCGAAACCGCCTTTGCATCGAACGGTTTAGGACGCTTGCGCGACATTCTTTCTGCCACAGTTTGCGAAGAAAGAAATGGGCTGTACGAACTGGACTTTGAATACCCCGTAGACGGTGCCAATTTTGACCTGATTCAATGCGGTAGGGTGGTGGCGGTAACGCACGATGACAGCGGAGACATCCAGCCGTTTGACATCGTGTCTTATACCAAACCGATTGACGGCGTTGTGAAATTCCACGCGGTGCATGTGTCATACCGCCAAAGCGGAATCGTGGCACAGGGCAGCGGGATCAATTCGCTGGCAGATGCCATGACGATGCTGACCAGTACGGCACAGCCGTCTAATCCGTTTACATACTCGGCAGACTTCACGTCTACGGCATACATGGCAAGCGCAGACGGCACGCCAAGAAGCGTCCGGCAGTTCCTTGGCGGCATTGAGGGTTCTATCCTTGATGCCTATGGCGGGGAATATGAGTTTGACCGATTCCGCGTCATTCTGCATCGGTCGCGTGGCGTGACGCGTGACTTCGTCATCAGATACGGCGTGAACATGCTGGACTACTCAGAGGATACGGATTTTTCCAACACGTTCTCTGCTTGTGTCCCGTATTGGCGGGGCAACGATAACGGCTCTGACATCATCGTCAAGGGTAACAGGGTGGACTATGGCGGAACAGCCTACAATGGGCGCAACATCTGCGTCCCGCTTGACCTGAGCGACAAATTTGAAGACGCACCGACAACGGCACAACTTGAAGCCGAAGCCTTAAGGGTCATGCAGAGCAAGCAAAGCACGTTACCAGCGCAGACTATATCTGTGGACTTTGTACGCTTGCAAGACATGGGCTACGAAGGGCTGGACAATCTGCTCCAATGCAATCTGTGCGACACCATCCGCGTTGAGTTTCCGCGCTACAGCATGAGCGGTTCGTTCAAGATCGTGCGCACCGTCTACGATGTCTTACAGGACAGATATGACAGCATGGAACTCGGTCAACTGTCCACAACTCTCGCGGAGGCTTTGGGCATCCAGTCGCAGACGGACACGCTCCAAAGCATCGACGACTTGACGGTCAACGACCTTAGCGTCACAGGCGGCGCGGCGATCGCGGGCGCGCTTACTGTCGGCGGGTCAGTTGTTAGTGACTTTGTTGTAGAAGAAGGCACAAGCGGTATTTGGTCATATAGAAAATGGTCAAACGGCGACGCCGAATGTTGGGGAATGTTTATTAAAAGTGTCGCCGCAGGCGCGGCTGACTCGACAAGCATTTACCATTATCCGTTCACGTTTACAGCTTTACCAGTATCGCTTGTGAGCATCGCTTGTGGCGGTGCAGACTTATACAGGGGACACTTTGAACGGCAAGGGACAACAGCGGCTCAGGTGCGTGTCACGCTAATCAACAAGCATACAGCGGCTGTGAACTTTACTGCTTTTATCTACTCAAAAGGCAAGTGGAAATAGAAAGGCAACGAATGAAAATATTACTAATCAGCAGACACGGCGCGGGGGATAGATAAACATGGCGGTTTTATGTGGCTGGGCAAGCCAAAGCGAATATAAGAGCGTGACTGGCGTTGCCGGTGATCAGCCGGGATGGGAAGTTAAGACAGGCAATTGGTATTATTTCGGTCAAAATGTGGTTTTGAGGTTCAAAAGCAGAACTGAAGCGGCAAAGGCCGCACGGATCTGTGAAGCCCTTTGCAATAATAAGCATGTTGGATATGACCAGAACCAGCGCACAACGCTATTCAGCGAAATGCGCCGTGTTGGATGGGATCCGGCGAAAATCACAAAGAACTGTGAAACGGATTGCAGCGCAATGATTGCTGTTATTCTGAACGCAATTGGCATCCGTGTATCAAAAGACATTTACACGGGCAACATGGTCAAGGCGATCATGGACACGGGCAAGTTTACCAAATTCACAGGTGCCACATACTGCAAACAAGATAAGTATTGCCGTTACGGCGATATTATCGTTAACGAATCCCGCCATGTGATAATGGCATTGCAAGACGGCGCAGGAACTAAAGAACTTGACAGAACAAAACCGGCGTCAACAACAACAAGCACAAAAACAGACCGAGTGAAGAAAGGCCAGCGCGGCTTAAACAGCATGCTTGGGGCTGAACTTGTGATTGATGGTTCCAGGGGAACGCAGACAAAAAAATGTGAGGTCATGGCGGTTCAGTATGGTGCCAACAAGCAGTTTAGAACGGTGCTTGCCGTTGACGGTTCATTTGGCAGGGCATCACGCAGCGCAATGGCGAACAAGTACATTGCAAAAGGTTCGCACGGCATGTATGTGCGCGCCATCCAATGCATTCTGTATACCCACGGGTATGACCCAAACGGCATTGACAGCAATTTTGGTGCTGGCATGGATAAATGCGTTCGAAATTATCAGAAAGACCACGGGCTGTCGGTTGATGGTTCGGTGGGGTATAAGACACTATTAAGTTTGATTGGGTGAAATAGATGACAGATACAATGATCGTGTCGGCCGTGGGGCTTATAGCCGCATTGATAGCCATTGTGGCACCGATAGTGAGACTAAACGCGAATATAGCCACACTTAATGCCACGCTTAATGAAATGCGGGCGAATTATGAAAGCCATGACAAAAGGATTGAACGCCATGGCGAACAGATAGACGAACTTTCCACCACCGTTGCAGACCACGGCGCACGCATCAAGGTGTTGGAAGACAGAAAGGAAAGATAATGAACAGATATAACTTTCGCGAATGGCTGCGTGCGGCCTTGATCAGAGCGTGTAAGACCTTTTGCCAGAGCGCGTTGAGTATGCTGACAGTTGGACAGGCGGTAATTGATGTTAATTGGGTGAATGTTCTTTCCGTGTCGGCTGTCGCTGCGGTGATTTCCATTCTGACATCCGTTGTTGGGTTGCCGGAAGTGGATGAAGTCAAAATATACGATACTACAACCAAATAAGCATGTTCGTTTACTCCATATAACGTGCATGGCACACAAGAAAGGCGGGGCGTAAAAACCCCGCTTTTTTTGTGCCTA